GCAGCGTTAGCGCCCTCAGAAGGAAGTGCCGAATAAGGATCGATGTAAACGCGGATGCGTCCGTTCAGCGTACCAACGAAGGTGCTGCCGGTGTCATCAACATTAAGACCAGTGTTAAGAGCAGGGTTGTAGTCAAGGACTCCAGCCATTGACAGAGCAGAAGCAACATCTGAAGAACAGATGAGCATGTTGCCCTTCCCTCTACGAGTCTCTTTCGCGATGGCGTTCATTTCACGCTCAATTTGGAAGAGAAGACCCTTGAACTTCTCAACGCTCCAACGTCCATTGGAGTCAACGTCGAGGTCGAAGGTTCCTTGTGCTGCGGTGTTCTGTTGAGCACCAGGCTTAGCGGAACGGAAGACTGTGCGAACGACTTCTCTGTTGATTTCCGTAAGGATCTCAGCAGAAAGGATGTTAGCAAGTTCAGTCTCAGCGTCAAGACCGTGAATTGCCTTAAGGTCTTGTGCCAGTTCCAAGCTGTACTCAGCTTTCAGGGCGCGTGACTTAGCAGTAACGGCGATCTTCTCGATCGAGAATGCCATCTCGGGGAATACAGCAGATGCTGCTTCGCCAAGTGCTTCAGCGGCAGTCGATGCCATGCCAGCACCAGAAGTGTAAGTACCACTGTCGTTAAGAACGGCAGGGTTAGTTCCGGTTTGTGCAGTACCACCAGCAGAGTTACCACTGTCATAAGCGGTGCCAGACCATGCCTGGTTGACTTCGTTGAAGAATGTCTCAGTACCAGTCTGTGACTCGTAACGTGAGCGCATTGCGAAGATCAGTCCAGTAGGACCATTCATGGGTTGAACGCCACAAATATCATAGGCGATCAAGTTAGGCATTGAACGTCTGATCAATGAGATCAGAACGGGGTCGAAACCAGCAACAGCGCCGGCTCCGGTTGTAGGTGTATTAATGGGACCGGCGTTTGTAGGCGATTCGGTCAACATTCTCTCCTCACGGAGGAATTTTTCTTGGTTCTCCAGTAATTGTGAAGTAACGGCTTTCTTGTAGCTATCTTTGATCTCGGGGAGATCGCTATGAGACAGAACAGGTGCCCACTTCTCTTGGAGTTGTTCGGTATTGAACATTAGGTGCTCCTAAAAGTTTTGTTAGTAGTGAACTATGATTTATTTATAATATAATTAAATCACTTAGTATAACGAGCGATTGCGTTAACATAAGAAGCCATGTGAGCAGGAACTTCCTTCTCAACAACGGGCTCAGATGCTTCTACGCTTTCGTTGACTTGAGTCTTAGGGAAATAGTTTTCCTTAATGGTCTCAATCTTTTCACGATATGTTTCCTCAGCAGTGAACTCTACACCCTCAGCGAGTGAGGAGAGTTTCTCTTTCTGAGTATCTGCTAAACCTTGGGATACTTCTACCACGATAGATTCTTTTACGAATTCTCCCAGAGCAGAGTTTAATTCCACATTTTTTTCAATTTGTTCGTTGAGTTTTGTCTCCATCTCATCTAGTTTGTTAGTCATCCCCTCAACCATGTTGTACTTCTCTTCAGGGATTTCCATGTAGTGTTCAGTGAACACACCCTTCAGAGCAGACATAAATGACTCGGCAATCTCGGTACGAATACCTTCGTCAATTGCGAGCTTGTTATCGCTAATCCATTGTTCTACAATATAGTTCAAGAATGAGTCAACCTTAGAGGTCATCTCTTCCTTGATCACGTCAATTTGCTCATTTAACTGAGCAGCATACTTTTCTTCCAAACGTGTTGTTTCTTCTGTGATTTTAGAAGTAACAGCAGCAGTGAAGATTGTTGTTGCCTTTTCTTTGAAACCTTCGGAAAGTTCCTCACCATTGACAAGAGCGTCAATGTCGGCAGAAACATCAACTGTTTCTACAACTTCCTTAGTTTCATCGACAGCACCTTCTTTCTTAAGAGAAGGCATTGCGTCCCCGCCACCACGACTGGTACTCTTACCAGACATATCCTTACCACCTTCTAATTTAGGCATAGGATCTTGCTTGCCTTCACCCGAGTTAACTGCAGTCTTAGACTTCTTAACAGCGGCGGCAGCTTTAGCGCCAGAGTTTTCAAACTTGCCTGTGTGACCTTCGGAAGAACCGGCAGCCATTGGTTCTACGTTAGCAACTGCAACTTCAGAACCTGATGCACTAGGAAGATTTGTACCTTCTGCTGGAGCTGCTCCAGCATTTACAGCATTCTTCATTTCTGTAACGGTATCAGCATCAAAATTCTCTGATGCAAAATCCTCAAATTTCTCGTTTAACGAATTAGCCATTTAAAATAACCCCGTATGGATACTTTTGATTTTCTATTACTTATTTATTAAAATTACAAGTTAGAAAGCAGTCTCTCAAACCCTTCGAGGATTTTACCCTCAAGTTGATTGCGAGATACACTGTCTAACTCTTCCTTAACTCTTTGGAGATCTGCTTCTTTAAATGCTCCGTTATTCCAAACCCACTCTTTTCCTTCCATAATTCCATCAACAAAAGCGTCGGGAGCAGAAGGATCTGCTACGATATCAGCAGCAGTAGTGAGCATGAAATCATCACGGACATAGTTAGAACCACCTTTAGATTCTAAACTACCTACACCTCTAGAAGAAACTCCGAGTTGTACACCTTCACGAAGAAGGTTTTTTGCGATCTGACCCATAGGGGTTTCAAGCAGTTTCGCCTTACCAATATAGTTTGAACCATCTTGGTAAAGTTCCACAATCTTATGTGAAACACGATCAAGGTTGATGGTAGGACCATCAGGGTGACCTAGTTCACCGAGAGCACGAGACTTCTGTACAAAATTTTCATTGTAATTAGTCACTTCGCGCTGAAGAACAGGCATGGGATATACACGACCATTGCGATTTTTTAGATCACCCTGGAGAAATACTCCCTGAATGTATGTATACTCTTTTCCATCTTTCTCTTCAGTGAGGAGTTCAATATCCTCAATGTGCTCTACGATAAGTTTCATGGTTCTTCTGTGGGTTCGGGTTCTGTGGTAGGTTCTTCAGCAGATGCTTCTACTTCAGGAACTTCAGACTCAACTTCAGGTTCTTCTTCAGTTGGGTTCATCAATTGAGTGGAATACTCTTTTTTGTAAGTATCCAATGCTTCAGATGCCTTGGCATAAAGCAAATCAATCACTTCATCAGATGCCACGGAGTTTTCTCCGTTGACAATTTGGTTAATCAATTCTTTAGTTACACTCATAATAGTAAATTAAATTATAATATTATTTAGTTTTCAACTTCTTTAGAAGTTTGTGCCTTCATAGGAGGCTTTGATGATGTATCAACAGGTCCACCTGCAGGCGGCACTGGAGCATTAGGATCTTCCACTGGCATGACTGGAGTGTCCATCAGTTCACCTGATTTTTTCTCGATGTCAATTTGGATCTTAATCTCTTCCATTTCAGCTTCCGTTTGCTGTAGGATCTGACGTTTGATATGATCGTTGGAATAATATACTCCAAGGAAAGGTTGCATTCTTTCTACGAGATTTAACCTCTCACCAATCATTTCAATTTCTTTTAGTTCAGTGAAATGGTTATCGAACAGGAAGTCATATTGAATATGCTGTTCCATCATTTCCCAATCATCTGTGGTGATAACACCTTTCAGAATGAGTTGGGTCTTCAACATATCATTGAAGAGATGTGCAAATTCTTTACGCAACCTTCCAACAAATTTTACGAACTTAAGTTCATCGCGCAAGATCTCATTTGATCTACCGAGACTAAATCCCTTTTCCTCGCCCACGCGAGATGGTGGGAGGTTAAGCGATTTGTAGAGTTTCTTCAGGAAGTATTCAACGTCCTTAAGTTCTCCAAGGTTCTGAGCACCAGGAAGTGTAGTGATTTCTGTTCCCCTACCACCTTCACGGCGAGGCAACCAGAAATCTTCCAGCATACTCATGAACTTTTTATCGTCACGAATTTCACCAGTGTTAGCGTCATACACTAACTTGTTTCTGTAGCGAGACATAACCTCTCTGAGGTATTGCTCTGCCTTAACTTTGGGAAGATTGCCAACATCAATGTAAAAAATTCTACGCTCAGGAGCGCGAGACATTCTATAGATAACCAGAGAATCTTCAATCATTCTCAGTTGGTTAACTGCCTTCAATGCCTTATGAAGATAAGACAATGGAAGGTTATTATTCATGTCAAGCAAACCTGATGACACAAATGTGATTGCATCAGGAGAAATTTTTACTCCCAACTGATCGTTGCCTGCAATTGAAATAGTTGCTTTACTATTGAATACACCCTTAGGGTTATACAAATAATACTCAGTAATATTTCCATAATCAACTTTACCATTGCTATCTGTAGCAGGAGTAGCTGATTTTTTAACCTCACGCATTTTCTTGATCTTTAACGGATCAATGTAGCGGAGTTCTTTGATCCCCTCAGTGGGTTTGTTTATATCAATTACCTTATGATAATACAGTCTGCCATCAATGTACCAACGCCTGAAAATGTGGTAACATTTTTTGTCAAACTTAATTAGTCTTTTAAGTTCTTTAAATTCTTCTCGAATTCTCTTCTTGATTGTCTCGCTTACTTCAAGATTAGAGAGTTCAATTTCTACTGGTGAATCATCACCATCTGCAACGATTGCTTCGTTGACTACTTCATCAATCGCAGAATCTACTTCTGGATGTAATGATACCTCACGATATTTTCTGATCTGCTCAAATTCATTTTTTGAGATACCTTCAATATCGACATATTGACCGTAATAACCTCCAGCAGAGATTGTTACGGTCCCATCATCGTTATTGGGAGCAACAGGAGATACTAACCCCTGCTGCTTTTTTTTCTTTTGATTATCTTTGTCTAAAGAAAATCCGAATAACTCCGCCATTGTATAAATGAAACTACGTTTTACTGTAGTTATTTATCACGCAATTGAACTTGCCCCTACGTCATCAGTTTCCCACCAGTCATACTGGAATTCAACAGTATACTCAGCAACAGTGTTATTGTTGTCATATGACAAGTCAATCTGAGCAATATTGCTTGGGAAAGCGTTGTTGAATTTGTATGATCTTACGATGTTATGAGGATCGGAAGGATCATCTCCAGAAGCAGTTCCTCTACCAAGTTGATCAACTTGTAAAGTAGAAGCAAAGCCTGAAGTATATCCAGCGCCGTCGTCATGCTTATTCAGACGATCCATCCACTTCTCAAAGTATCCTCTGAGTGCCATGTCTTCATCAGCCATTACGGTAACAGTCCATGATTCAAACGTTCTGTCTCCAGGAAGTTTGATAACTCTACCTCTGAAAGGAACTTCTACAGTTCCAACACTGCTAGCAGGGATACCAGCAGAACGACATAGGAATGAAAATTTGCCATCACCGGCTTTTACATCCTCGGCACCATCAATAGAATTGATGTTTGCCTCAAGATCTACTACGCTTACACGGAATAGATTAGGACGAAGACCGTAACCAATTTTTCCTTTAAATGCGGTTAAGTTTGCCATTGTTTGATTATCTCCTTATTTGTATTTATTGTTAATCAAACTCTACCAACTACTTCGTCAAAACTAACACCAGTGCGGGTGGCAACGAATGTAAGAGTGATGAAGTTAATTGATCTAGAAGGCTTGATATAAATGTCGGCAACAAATTCATTTCTGTCGATAACATCGGCAGTGTTGTTTGATTCATCAGCAACTACGAGGAAATCAGTCATGCCTCTTCTTGCCTGAATGTCACGCATGTAGTTGTTTACCTGCGTAGCAAAGTTATTACGAGTAGTTGTATCATTCAACTCAAAGAGTACACTCTTAGAGAAGTCTTTGATTGTTCTCTCAAGAATGAGGAACAGACGGCGAACGTTGATACGATCGAATGCGGAAGGACTGCGAAGAGCAGTTTTGTCTCCGAAAAGAACAATACCTTGACCAGGGAAAGAAACGATAGGATTGACACGCTTTCCGTAGAGTTCATCTCTCTGTGCTTGATTAGGATTGAAAGCAATCTTAATCGCATTTCTCAAGTTACCTCTGTTGAAACCAGCAGGTGAGAACCATGCTTCAGCAGTGTCGGCAGCATTTACACAAAGACCAGCAACATCAGCATCACATGGGATCCAACGATATGAATCATTAAATCTATCGTAGATGTACTTATAGTTGTTAGAGAAAACAGCATATGAAGAACTATCGCTGATTGCCTCAAAGAATTCTACAACGTTTTCTGTTTGAGCAGCAGCAGTAGAAGCACCAGATCCAAGAACATCAGATTTTTGTGGTGAGACAAGAGTAATACAATCTTTTCTGGTATTAGACAGATTGATTAATGTATTTGCTTTAGCAAGACTTGAAGGACCAGTGAGGATATAATCAATCAGCATAGTCTCAGTGTCAGAGAAGACATCAAGATATGTTTGAGTTTCGTTTCCTACATTGTAATTCTGATAGTCAGTACCACCACCTAATGAGTAAGACTTAGGTCCATAGAGTTTGAAGATGCTTGCTGCTGTAGCAGAATCGGAGATATCTACACCAGAAGCAGGTGTGTATGCTGCAGTATCTTCGTAAGCAGTTACATAGACATACTTTGAACGACCTTTGATAACATTCTTAAAGAAGTTACCTTCTCCTTCAGTAGTCTTAGCACCAGGTGCTTTTGATACGAAAAGAATTTTTTCAAGGATTGTATTTGCTGTTCCGGTAACACCACCAGTTTCATCGATGACTGCGAAATGAATTTCATCATTAGCACCACTTCTATCAGCAGCGTAAGGTGAAGTACCAGGGCGAGGTGCGATTGCACTCCACTTAATTAATCCAGCGACAGCATACTGCTCGTCATACCAGCTAGTAACCGCATCAACGTTTTGTGTGCTTACTGTTCCGTCCTTAACGAACTTATCAGAACCAGCGTCAAGAACAACAGCAACTTTTGTTGTATCACTAGTGTTATCTTCGTAAACAAGACCAGTAGCATTTCCGTCAGTAATAACGTCTCCTTGTGAGAATGCAACACCAGTAGCAAGTGTCAGAATTTGATCTGCACCAGCATCGATTGATACAACCTGAAGTGCATTACCCCACGTTCCGGGAGTTTTGGAAGCAAATTCATAGGCTTGTGAACTGCCTTCAAAGTTAGCTTCGTAATCAGCTAAGTTATTAATTGTTACTGATGCAGCGTCTGTTGCATTAGCGTTAGTTAAGTATCCAGCGGAAGAACTGGAAATTCTTGCTACCTGAAGATTGCCACCGTAGTTAAGAAACTCGGAAGCAGTGAACCAAAATTCGTAGTTGTCTCCGGTTGGTGTGCCGAAAGTTGCAACGAGTTCTTTCTCGTTTGTGATTAATTTTGCAACGCCTACTTCGCCTTTCGTGAAAGGACCAGCAATAGCGCCGACATTGGTAGATGTTTCTTGGAGACGTGAGTTAGTAAAATCGCGCTCCTGAACAATAATACCTGGCGATGATTGAGATGCCATCTTTTACCTCTAAAGTTCAGATTTTATTCTGTGATTATTTATGAAATCCTATGTTTCAACTGGGGAAACAATGCATGAACTACCAGTCGGGATAACCTATTTCGGTAAAACGATCTTTCTTTTTTCTAGTCTCCATAACTCTTTTAACGGTACAGTCTTTACATTCATAAGAGTATGCTGATAATGTCGATCTTCCTTTCCTAGTTCTATAAAAATCTGTGAGTAAATCTTTCACCTCACCACAAGATCTACATTTCCTTTCTTTCCATAAAAGATGTTCTAATTCAAACTCTTCTTCAAAATCCATTATTCCAAACGTTCAAATTCAAATAATCCGTTTCCAGGTTCTGTTCCCCAAACAAAATCTCCGGTATCTACATTATATCCAGTATCCAAAGAACGATATAAAGATCCATTAAATTGAATAAAAGATTCAACTCTTGCATTGTTTATAATACATTCACCTTTGACTGAACCTGTCCACCAATTACCATCATATTTCCATTCTAAAATACAACTAGGATTTCCAGTTTCTTGATTGATGGGGTGAGTAATTACAGTAGTATCATTAGTATATTCATATGTAATATGATAATGACGATATGGA